CACCTGATTGGCAGCATTAGCTTGAACTTTAAGAATATCACTTTCTTGCAAAACTAAAGGTTGTGTCAATAGTTCTGTGGTTGTGTTTGTAGCAACACTTTTTGCTTTGAATAATTCAAAGGTTGCAGCCCCTCTAACAATTTCAACGTCAACTAAAGTTGTTGAACCAGAGTCATTGCAAACTAAAAGAGACTTTACTACATCTGTAGTAGGTGTAACGGGTGGTGTTGCACCAGGATTAGCCGTGGGAACGGTTATAACAGTTGTTAAATTTGTTGTGGTAATATCTACCATTGCGCTTTTAAAAGTATTAGCCAAGGAAAAAACCCTCCGACTCTGTTTCATCTTTTAAATCTTGTTGGTAGTTTGTATTAAGTAAAAAAATAATTTGATCTAATAAAGAAACCATTTGGTCAAACTGATTAGGATCATATTCTGGCGTTGAGTTAGGTAATCGTGTGATTGTTATTTTAGCCATACATTCCTCCGTAAGGCGGGAAAAAAGAACCAATACCAAAATTATCAAAATCACCATAGTTAGATGATTGATTTATATTATTTCCTTGTCCAAAATTTCCACCTAAACCTGCTATGCCTTGTTCTATTTTTTTTAATGTTTCAAGAATATTATTAGGTTCATTAGGGCCTGTTAGATATTGACCAGTTGTTTCAAAGGGGGATGAAAAAATTCCATCACCTAAAAAATTATTTGTAATGTTATCAGGTAGAGTTGCATTACCTGTAAATATTGATTCTGCTCCTGGTGGTTGTTGACTATCAAAACCTGGTTCAGTTAATGAATCTTCAGGGCCAGCTATTTTTGCTAGATCTACACTCATTACATCATTATTTTTAAATTGTAATAAATCACCTTTACCAATTGACTCTAAATATTTTTTTAAATTACCTGCTTGTGAACTTGACCCCGTCATCTCTTTACCTTGAAATGTATAAGGTACCATATCCGCTGTCGCTAGATTAGAAAAAAATTCAGAATCATAATAACCTTGCATTAAGGGATCGTCTGACTTTGGTTTAAAATCGTTAACTATTGGGGTTAGCTGAGGGCCACCACCAGCTAAAGGATTAGCGTAGGGGTTTCCTTCATACTTACCCATGTCAGGAGCACCACCTTTTGGTACAGGAGTATTATCAAAAATAGTCATTTTAAGTTGATCCTCAGTAAGTTCTTGAGGGCCACCACCAGCTAAAGGATTTTGATATAAAGGTTTATTAATCATCGTCTACCATCGGATCTAAGTTGTACTTTTGTTGAACCAAGTCTCCAAGCTGTATCATTAACTGTATTAGTTTGATATTTAATTCTTACTGCTCTACCTCTACCTCTTACATCTATTTTTTCTGTTGTATTAGAAATATTTCCTGATGTAGAAACAGAATCTGGTGATTGCGGGTATTGTTCTAAAGTTAATGTAGCGGTAAGTTGATTAGTTAAATTATCAAAATCTGGAACTAATTTACTAACAGATATAAGCTCATCTCCTTCTGCTATTTCAACAGAACCTGTAGTTAAAAAAGCAGAAATAGCTGTGCCATCTGCCTGATTATTTCCTATCTCATGCTCATATATATACGAAGCGCCTGCCGTTAATCCTAATATAGTAGATACATTTGCTGTAATACTTGTATCATATTCTGTGCCAATTGGCTGTTCAAAAACATAAGCGCCAAGCCACGTTGTTCTACCAAGACTAACAGTGTACCAAGTATTTTCTAAATAATTATAAGCAACCGCTCTATCTATTTGTGTTGCATTTCCTGAAGGATAGTACCAAATTATCTCATTAAAAGCAGTGTTAAGACCGCAAGCAATATCAGATTTATTTGTATAACCTAGATCATCAAAAACAAAATCTTGTACAGAACAAGGCATTTTTTTAACAACACCATCATACATGTAAAAAGCGTTATCGGACATCCAGTAAGAGCGACCATTTATTTCTATTGCTGCATGTTGTGATATTAACCCACAGTTAGCACCAAGTTGTCTTAGACCAAATGTAAAAGGTGTACCAACAAATTGAATACCATGAAGTGACGTATCCGTCCAAACAAGTATTTGCCCCGACGATTTAACAGCACCTACTATTCGTGAGCCGTCTGATATACGCAGTGAACCAGCCTCATTAGTTGATGTTGGTGTATAATCTGTAGCATCTTCTCGATCAGAAAATCTAAATAGTAAATCATCTTGAGTAGCACTATCACCTACAGTTGTTTCTGTTCCAAAAATCATTAAATGTCTTGTATCAGTAGATACCAAACTAAACCTTGATGTAGTAGGAGCATTAGACAAAACTGTTGCTCTTGAAGCTATAGCGCTTGAAATATCTTTAATAAATGTTCCGCCATCCAAAACAGTAGCAATTAAATCTTCACCAAAATTATCTAAAGACCAACTCCTACCTGCAACAACAACATTTGAATCAGATCTTGGTGTATCCCAAGTGCTTAAATTCCATGTTAAAGTTCCCCAGCCATAGCCGTAAGTTGATGCAGCAGGTCCTGTGTTAATTTGATACGCAGCATTACCTGTTCCACCACCACCTGATGTTGATCCAGAAGCCGTGCTTGTATGTGTTACTGTATAAGTGCCTGCAGTAGGAACTGTAATAACTTCAAACTCTTGATTCATATCTAATCCGTCTATTGCAGAGAATGAATCAAAAGTTACAAAATCACCTACTAAACAACCATGATTTGCATCTGTCACTGTAACTGTTGTTGTACCATTTGTTGTAAAAGGATTTGTTAGTGCGTCTGTGCTTCTAATAGGAGTAATATCGTAAATCTTACCTTCTGAATATAAATATAATTTTCTGTCTGTACCTAAAGCAAGGTATCTGGTTCCGTCTAAACCAATCCAACTATGCGTATCACGGACCACGCCTATGACAGTTTTATTTGGATTTGGTAAATATTTCCATCCAGACCATCTTTCAGGTTTTCCATAGTGAAATCTAACAAAATCAGAATCAATATATTTACGTTGATCCCCTGCTGAATAAGCAGTATCTTGTTTATCTACACCTGGTTGGAATTTTAAATCAACTAATTTAACCATGCGAAGTATACTAAATTATTTATTGTTTTGTGGCAAGAATTGAGTTCCTACATGACCTCTAAATGAGTAATTACCCATATGTGTCATACCACTAGCAATATCAGCATATATTTTGCCACCTATCTTCTGCCATAAACGACAAAAAGCATAGTCTTCAGACAAATATCTTTTAGTGTCTGGCTCTATCATTGTATCAAAAAAAGCATAATTCCAATCAGAGTTGTCGTGATACCCAAATGTTTTATCATGAGGATCTCCTAAATGTTGATCAGATTTAAATCTAAGATGAGGATATGCCAACGCCATTTTTTTAAACACGTTTCTTTTTATTAACATAAAACCTGTTGCACCATCCAATACTTCAATAAAACCTTTATTTACAATTACTTTTTTTGGATTTTTAATATTTAAATTATATTGCAAGGAAGCTGCGTGTAGCTCATCCTCTTTAATATTTGGATTGTCTTTTACTTTTTTAATAGCTCTTGTCCAATCAATAACTTTCCGTGGATATACGCCTGTCACTACATCCTCATCCAAATCTAACATACGAAATACTGATTGAGGATCAAAAGATAAATCAGCATCTATAAATAAAAGATGAGTATACTTTTCTTCGTCCATAAATAATTGCACTAATGTGTTACGAGCTCTTGTCACTAAAGACTCATTACCAATAGTTCCAAATTGTAATTCTACTTTTTTTTGCGCGGCTAGAGCCGTAAGTTGTAAACAACTTTTAAAGTAATCGGCTGTAAGCATGTTGCCATAACAAGGTGTGCCAATAAAAACTTTATTCATTTTCTTTGTAAAAAATATTAAGTGTAAATCTACTAGAGCTATCACCAAAAGATTGTAAGTCAGAGTGTGCTATTTTTGCACCGTTAAAAAACAATGCTCTATTTTCTACAAAACCAATATGTGAAGATAATTGATTGTTATGCATAAATCCCGTTCCGTTATTTAAAAGAGATTCTCCTTTTACAAATAAAAGAAAGTTAGCCACACTTCCTTTATCGTCATCTACATGAAATAAAGGCTCTTCTCTATTTTGTCTAGCATGAGCACTTACGGATATTGGTTCAAGATTTCTATGTGGAAAAAAATATTGTTTAATAAGTTTTAATAATGGATCTTCGTGAAAACTTTTAGGAAACGTATGTCTATAACCATATATTTGACCTTCTGGGTTGTCTACCTGAGTGTAGTTTAAATTTACTATAGTATTTTGTAAAGACTGTAGAGTTTCTTGACCTAAAAAATCATCAACGTACATGACAAATTTTGTTTGTTTATTGTGTTGCATAATCCACCTTTAAATATTCTATTTTTTTTATCCACCCTTGTGGAATAGCAATAGCACCACCACCTGTAATATCTTCTTTGTCTTTACTATAAGAGCGCATAATAATTATTTTTTCTTTACCATTATGTACCATCCATCCTACTTCTTGGCACACGGCTAACGGAGCGTCTATAACTTCTTTTATATCTAGCCAACCTGTCTCTGTATCACGGGCATCGAGCCACGTCACACGGACCATGGGTACTTTGTTAATATCAATCATTGATAGATTCTTTTTTCTTTAAATCTAAATTAAAAGAAACAGACCTTCTCTCTTCATTTGGTGTTCGAAATGGATATACGCCATGAGATAACCAAGAAGGAAATAAATATATTGCACCTACTTCAGGAGTTGCTTGATGTTTATGACCACTAAATGTAGCCGCTTGCCCACAATGCCAAATTATATCTCCCACACAAGGATAATGATCTTCTTTTGCATATTCATCTTTTAAACTTGGAGGTACTCGTAAATAGATTACGCCAGATAATTGACCTTGGTGTATATGAAAAGGATTAAAGTCTCCTGCCCACTGACTCACGACCCACATAGATTCAATAATCATTTTACCAACATATTCAGGTGAAATAGTATCACTAGCAGGAGGTATAGAAATATATTGTTTAACTATTTGACCTAATGCACCTATTAAAGGTTCAAAAGTTTTACTTCCTAAATCTTCTTGAGGGTAACGAACTTCTTTTTGAACATTACCAGCTAGGTTCATTGAATGATCATATTTTTTTGATAGTTTATTATCATCTAATAACTCTGTAGCTCTATCATCTAAAACTTTAATTAAACTATCGGGTAATTTTCCTTGTAATATTGTTGGACCAAATGGTCTAATGGCATGAAATTCTACTTCAGTTGACATGGTTTCCTTTCTACTTGCAAATATCTATTGTCATATAGCAATTATTTGCCTATAAATATAGTATTAATTAGGCTTATCTATTTCAAGGCCAAGCCTCCTTGCCTTTTGTTAACAATATCATGAATTGCTAAGGAGTACATGTTAAAGAAGATTTTTAGAAGAGTACGTAAAGGTATAAGAGACATCGGTAGTTTTACTAAGGACAATCCGTTAGTCGCTTTAGGTGGTCTGGGTTTAGGGCTTGGAGCAGGAATGCTGCCAGGCGGCGCAAAGTTTGGATTAGGAACATTATTTGAAAATTTAGGTAAAGCGGGAAATGTAGGAAGAAACCTATTAGGTAATTTTGATAGTGTCACAAAAGGAGGTCCTTTAGGAGGAACTGTTAATGAGGGAGAGGGTTTATTAGGTGGAATTCAAAATATATTAGGAGGCGGCGGAATTAAAGATCTATTACCTTTTCTAAATGCTTTTTTAGCAAAGAAACAATATGATCAAGAACGAGCAGACATTCTTAAAGAACAAGCAGAAAATAAAGAAAAATTAGAATTTGTAACCAATTATATTGGTAGCCCTACTGGTGGTAGCCCTTATGCAAAAGATATGTTTGAAACGTATACCCCAATACAATATGATTCAGAAGGTAAAGCAATAAACGCTCCGTATGCTCAAGCAGCAGATGGCGGTATTGCTAAATTAAACATGGGCGGCGATGCTTTAAAAATGGGTGGCACAGGAGGAATGGGCGGAATGCCTTTTAATCCTAACAATAAAATATCAGGAATGATACCAGCTTTAGCAAAAGGCGGTGAACCTACAGGAGTTCCAGGTTTAACTGGTAATATGTCAAGCAATCAAATGATGAATAAAATAGAAGATAATCCAGGTATTACAGCTTTCTTTCCACCAAAAATGGGAATGATAAACGGTCCTGGTGGACCAAAAGATGATAAGATACCCGCAATGTTAAGTGATGGTGAGTTTGTATTTACAGCGAAAGCTGTGGACAATGCAGGTGGGCCAAAAGCAATGTATAATATGATGAATAGATTAGATCCACAATCTTCGAAAGGCAGAGGTATAATATAATGGCTGTTTCATACGGATTTCAACAACCTCCTGCATACATCGAACAATTTCAAAGAGATCTTTTACAAGGCGCTTTCAATGCTACAAAGGCTCCCTATGCTGGTGGTATCCCAAAACAAGGTATTGCAGGATTTCAACCATTACAACAAGGTGCGATAACAGGGACAGCAGGATTATATGGTATAGATCCTACAACAGGATTACCAACTGGTGCTGGTGCAGCTTTTAATCCATTTTTTAAAACGGCTCAAGATGCGGTTGGCGTTGGTATGCAAGGAATTGGTGCTGGTCAAACAACAGCAGCTCAAGGCATCCCGTCATTACAAGCAGCTCAACAACAATTTGATCCATCTACAAGTAACTACAAACAATTTTTTAACCAGTATCAAAGCGATGTAACTAAAGAAGCATTAAAACAAATGGACGAGCAAGCTGCGATGCAAAAAAATCAACTTCAAGATCAAGCGCAAAACATAGGTGCTTTTGGAGGTTCACGTCAAGCAGTACAAGAAGCACAATTGGATAAAAATTTACAAGATATTAAATCACGAAGAATATTTCAAGATCTTGGACAAAACTTTGAACAAGCTCAACAAAAGGCTATTGGTTTATCTGAAGCAGCGAAAGGTAGACAGTTATCAGCAGCTCCTATATTCGGTCAACTTGGTCAAACACAAGCTAATCTAGGTCAGCAAACAGCAGGGCTTGGCGCACAGGTCGCGGGCCTCGGAGCACAGCAATTTGGTATGCAACAACAAGGACTAGGCTCATTATTTACTTTAGGTGGAGCACAACAAGCTCAAGCTCAACAAGCTGAAAATGAGAAGTTTAGAATGGCTACGGA